GGTCTTGCTGCTTTTATAAAAAGAAATTTTCCAGATGGTGAAATAGTTTGTAATTTATCAAAAGGAATAAATTGTAACAATCCACAAGCATATCAAAAATCTATAAATCAATTAACACAAAAAGCAAAACAAGGAGATAAAGCTGCAAGGTCCACGCTTACAAGATTTACTAATCTAGCTGGTAATGCAGGTAAAATTATAAGAAGTGGATTAGGTCCACTAGCGATAGCTAGTGAGCTTGCCATAGAGGGTGGTATTGCATTAAACAAAACCTTACAGACAGGTGTGCCATTTAAAACAGCATTTGCTGATTCTATTTTTAATCTTGCTTTAGGTCCTAAATTACAGATTGATAAAGAAGCAGAACTTGAAAAAGAATTTGCAAAAGGTGAGGATTTTGCGATGGCTAAACGTGGAGAGAGAATGGGTAAAACTATTTTTGGTATTCCACTCATGGCTCAAAGCAAAGAGGCTGATGCACAGAGATTAAAAAAACGAGAAGAACAGATACCTATAAATTTAGATTTTGTAAAACAAGATTTAAAAAAAACAGGAGAGACTTTTGGAACAGGTTATACTCCTCAAAGTTTAAATGAACTTTTTGTAGCCATGGGCCAACAAAATCCACAATTCGGAATAGATCCAGCGACTGGTAGATACGATCAAGATAGAGGATTACAAGACTATACAAATTATTTAAGAACATTACAATTTGCAGAGAATTTTAGAGATGAAAAAGCAGGCGGTGGTATTGCAGGATTATCTGGTGGTATAGATAAAGGTCCACAGAGAAGATCCATGAACCCAGATTCACAGGGCTTGTCAGGACTATTAAAACGTGGTATCAAAGGATAGGAGTATTAAATGGCAGAAATAGATAAAGGACTCCCGAACACTAGAACTAAAATTGATGTCCCTTCAGATGAAGAGATAGCACAAGAAGTTACCGTTCAGGAACCGGTAGAAGAAAAAGGACCGATCGAGGTTACACCTGAAGAAGATGGTGGAGCCACAATTGATTTTGAACCGGGAGCTATAAACATACCAGGCACAGAAAATCATTTTGACAATCTAGCAGATATATTACCTGACGATATTTTAGATCCCATAGGTAGTGAGATGACTCAAAATTATATGGATTACAAAAATTCAAGAAAAGACTGGGAGAGATCTTATACTCAAGGTCTTGATCTTCTAGGATTTAAATATGAAAATAGAACAGAACCGTTTCAAGGAGCTTCAGGTGCAACACACCCAGTTTTAGCAGAGGCGGTAACACAGTTTCAAGCACAGGCTTACAAAGAATTATTACCAAGTGATGGACCTGTTAGAACACAAGTGATAGGATTAAAAAACCCTGGAACAGAACAACAGGCTCAACGTGTAAAAGATTACATGAATTATCTAATTATGGATGAGATGAAAGAGTATGAAGCAGAATTTGATTCTATGCTTTTTCATTTACCACTTGCGGGTTCTACTTTTAAAAAAGTATACTATGATGTGCCAATGGCGAGAGTTGTATCAAAATTCGTGCCAGCCGATGAATTGGTAGTGCCGTACACTGCCAATAGTTTAGAGGATGCAGAGGCAATCATACACGTCGTCAAGATGTCAGAGAATGAATTAAGAAAACAACAAGTCAATGGTTTTTACAGAGATGTAGAATTAGGTCCCCCTGACAGTGTTCAAAAAAATGAATTAGAGAAAAAAGAAAAAGAATTAGATGGCACTAAAAAATCCGGAAGACAGGAAACAATTTATACCTTGTTGGAGTGTCATGTTAATCTTGATCTAGAAGGTTTTGAGGACATAAATGCTGATGGACCTACTGGAATAAAATTACCTTACATCGTAACAGTCGAAGAAGGTAGTAGAACAGTTCTTTCTATAAGAAGGAACTATGCGCCCGATGATCTAAAGAAAAATAAGATCCAATATTTTGTCCATTTCAAGTTTCTGCCAGGACTAGGATTTTATGGCTTTGGACTCATTCATATGATTGGCGGATTGAGCCGTACTGCAACAACGGCTCTCCGTCAATTATTAGACGCTGGAACTTTAGCAAACTTACCAGCAGGATTTAAACAAAGGGGTGTCAGAGTTAGAGACGAGGCTTCACCAATACAACCAGGTGAATTTAAAGACGTAGACGCACCAGGTGGTAGTCTTAGAGATGCTTTCTTTCCTTTACCATATAAGGAACCATCACCAACGTTATTACAATTATTAGGAGTTGTGGTATCAGCAGGTCAAAGATTTGCAGCAATAGCTGACATGCAGATAGGTGATACTAAACAAAACGCTGCAGTTGGAACTACAATAGCTCTTCTTGAGAGAGGCTCACGTGTAATGTCTGCGATACATAAGAGATGTTATGCAGCTATGAAAGATGAATTTAAATTACTTTCAAAAGTTGTATCGCAATATCTACCACCACAGTATCCATATGATGTGGTGGGTGGTCAAAGAAATATTAAACAGACAGATTTTGATGATAGAGTTGATGTAATACCAGTTGCTGATCCAAACATATTTTCGATGTCACAGAGAATCACACTCGCACAAACACAATTACAGATAGCAACATCAAATCCACAGCTACATAATCTGTATCAAGTTTATAGAAACATGTATGAGGCGATCGGTGTAAAAAATGTAGATGCAGTTTTACCACCACCAGCACCAAATGCACCAATGGACCCAAGTATGGAACACATAAATGCGTTAGCTGGCAAACCTTTTCAAGCTTTTCCTGGTCAGGATCATAGAGCACACATCACAGCTCACTTAAATTTTATGTCAACTAACATAGTTAGAAATAATCCTATGGTTATGGCAGCGATACAGAAAAACATATTAGAACACATTAGTCTGATGGCACAAGAACAGGTGCAATTAGAGTTTAGAGAGCAAATGCAACAGATGATGATGATGCAACAGCAAGCGGCCATGAATCCACAGGTGCAACAACAGCTTCAAGCACTTACAAATCAGGTTGAGGCTAGAAAATCTGTGTTGATTGCAGAGATGACAGAAGAATATATGAAGGAGGAGAAGCAAATCACGTCACAATTTGACAATGATCCTCTTCTAAAACTAAAATCACGTGAGGTTGACCTTCGTGCGATGGAAAATGAGCGTAAAAAAGACAATGATAAGGCTCAACAAGACCTTGCTAGAGCAAAATTAATGCAACAAAGTGATATTGCAGAGGATAAAATGGAACAAAATGAAGATTTAGCAAAATTACGTGCTGGAGTTAGCCTTGCAAAGACCGGAGTAAAACAGGCAGCGATAGTAACAGAGGATAATTAATGCCACTAAACAAAAAAGGTAAAAAAATTATGAAATCCATGAAGAAACAGTATGGAAAAAAGAAGGGTGAAAAGATATTCTATGCATCTAAGAACAAAGGTGTTATAAAAGGAGTAAAAAAAGGCAAATAA